CAACCCACCCGTACCCCAACCCGGACGGCCGCCCATGAGCCAGCGCGCCACCGACGCCAGCGCCCTCATGCTCTCCGGCAGCGTCCTCACCGTCGCCCTCGGCGGCACCGCCACCGGCATCCTCTGGGCATCCGGACACGCCGACCCCACCGTCGTCGGCTGCATCGCCGCCGCACCCGCAGCCCTCGCCATCCCCATCCTCGCCCTCTCCCGCCTCATCAAGCGGGCCAAGGAGGTCGTGGAAGCCGCGCCGGCCACGCACCATCACCACTACACCGGCACCGTCCACCACGACACCCGCACCGTGAACAGCACCACCCGCGGCATCTGGGCCAGCACCCGCAACCAACTCCCGGCCGGCACGACAGGGGGGTAGCCCAGGGGGAACGCGCCTCTGACAAACCCCGCCCGGTGCGCCACTATCAGACCTGCACGGCCCCAGGCCGCCTTAGCACCCCCGCGCCGAGGCGTAACTCGGGGCCGTGCACAAAGCCCGCTCGGGCAGCCCTTCCCCCAGGCCCCCGAGCACACATCGGCCCCGACCGGACCCCATCCCCCTTGGCCCCGGCCGGGGCCGACCCACGTCCCTAGCCCTCCGGATGCTCCCGGAACCACGCCACCATCCGCTGCAACGGCAGACTCACGGCCAGGCTGTTCCCCTTCGCCCCCAGGTTGTCCCGCCCGTAATGGTCAGCCTGCTCCTCCGCCTGATCCACGTAGCCGATCGGCACCGCGTACAAGCCCGGATCCTTCTCCTGCATCGCCGCCCGCACCGCCACCGCGGCGGCCAGCTTCCGCGTCATGAACTCCTGGCAATCCGCAGCATCCGTGCACCCCGACGCGTTCGCCGCCTGATACGCCGCCAGCGCCTCCCGCGGCGACAACGCCGGCCTCGCAGACACCGAAGCGGACACCGAATCCGCAGCCGACGGCTTCCCGCCCCCGCCTCCACTCCCGTCGTCACTGCTGCACCCGGACAGAACCAGCACCGCGACCACCAGAACACCAGCAGCCCAACCCCCACGCACGTCTCTCATGCCGCGCATCGTCCCCCCACACGCCCACCCGAGGGAACAGATCCGTCAGATTGAGCGATCATCCGTAACAGGCGCGGGGCCTGACAACCACACAGCGGGAGCCCCACCGCTATGCCGAACAACAAGGCCGTCCAGGCCGCAATCGACGAACGCCGCGCGCAGCTCATCAAGCTGCGCCGAACCCGCACGCCCTACGACGACCCGAAGATCCTCGCTCTCGGCTACAGCAGCGCGGACTCCGCCCGCAAAGACTTCTACCGAGCCGTCACCGCCCGCCGCGACGCCACCGCCGCAGAAGTCGCCGGCTACCGCGAAGAACAGAACGTCATCTTCGAGGACATCATCGACACCTACCTGCCCATCGCCCTGGGCAGCAGCGGAGACAGCCCCGACCCCAAAGCCGCCGACCTCGTCCTGAAGACCCTGGAACGGCAGGCGAAGGTCAACGGCTGGGAAGCCGCCCTCAAGACCGAACTGTCCGGGCCCGGCGGAGGCGCCGTACCCATCCGCGCCGAGACCATCAACGAACTCCGCGACCTCATTCGCACCGCTGGCGACCCCGACGAAGACGACGACCCCCTGGCCGACGACGGCGAGAAACCCGATGACGACAGCACCGACTGACCTCACCAGGACCGACGCAGACGGCGACCTCGCCCAGCAGACCGAGGCCTACCTGAAGCTCGCCGCTGAGTACCGGACCCTGAACCGGGCCCAGCGCCGCCGCATCGCCTCAGCAGCCAGCCCCGACCTGCGCCGGATCCTCGCCGACCTCGAGCGCACTATGGCTCTGGAACGCTCCCCGGGCTCCATGTCCGCGATCCTCACCGACGGCAAAGAGAAACAGGCCCGCCACCTCGACCTGATCGACCGGGTCTTCCGCGACATCGCCCGTGGCCACTCCCGCAAGGTCCTCATCACTATGCCCCCACGGCACGGCAAGTCCCGCCGTGCCGCACGCTGGGCACCGCTGTGGTACCTCGCCCGGCACCCCGACCACCGGGTGATGATCGCCTCATACTCCGCGGACCTCGCCGACGACCACGGCCGGTGGATCCGCGACGCGATCCTCTCCTACGGCGAGCACATCGGCCTCCACCTCCACGCCGGCTCCAAAGCCGCCAACCGCTTCGACCTCGCCGACAAGGACGGCAACCGCCTCGAAGGCGGACTCGTCACCGCCGGCGTCGGAGGCGGCCTCACCGGCAAAGGCGCCCACCTCGCCATAGTCGACGACCCCATCAAAGACGCCGCAGACGCCGAGAGCCCGACGATGCGCCGCCGCCTGTGGGACTGGTGGACGTCCGTCCTCAACACCCGCATCGAACCCGGCGGCAGCATCATCGTCATCCAAACCCGATGGCACGAACAGGACCTCGCCGGGAAGATCCTCGAAGGTGAAGACGCCGGCGACTGGATCCGCCTCGACCTCCCCGCCATCTGCGACACCGACGACGACCCCCTCGGCCGGAAGATCGGCGAAGCCCTCTGGCCCCTCCGATACGGACGGGCAGCCCTCGAGAAGATCCGCCGCGCAGTCGGAGAACGCGTCTGGTGGTCCCTCTACATGCAGAAGCCGCGCCCGCTCGAGGGCGGCGTGTGGCAGTGGCCGTGGATCACCGACAACCGCATCACCCCCTCAGCTTTCCGAGGCGTCGACCTCACTCGAACCGTCATCGCCGTCGACCACGCCGGAGGCGCCGACGACCGCAACGACGAGGTTGGGCTCTGCGCCGCCGGCCGTGACGGACAAGGCGAACTATACGTCATCGCTGACCGGTCCGGCCGTATGGGGGCAGATACCTGGGGACACGAAACCTGCCGCCTGGCCATCGAGCTGCAAGCGGACGCCATCGTCGTAGAGGACAACTTCGGCGGCGACATGGCCCAACAGATCATCCGCCAAGCCTGGAAGGAGCTGGTGGAACGCGGAGAGACCAAGGGCATGCTGATGCCAGCGATCATCGAGGTGCACGCGAAGAAGGGGAAGCGTCTCCGCGCCGAGCCGATCGCTCAGATCTACTCGCAGGGACAGGTCCACCACATCGGCGAGTTCCCGCGCCTCGAAGGCCAGATGGTCACCTGGATCCCTGGCATGGACAGCCCCGACAGGATGGATGCCGCCGTCCACGCGTTGACTGAACTCGCCGACCCGTCCCGGCAGGGCCTCGGCTCCCAGCACTACAGCGACCAGCGGCTCCGCGGCCGTCGCTGAGGAGGCCAGAGCACGCATCCTGCGGCAGTGCGAGGTGCAGTCGCCGTGTTAGGTCCCCTGCTAGGGGTCCCGCAGTGGCTGCACCACACCCATCCCAACACGTTTCAGCAGGTCAGAGCGGTATTGTGATTTGGTGCAGTCTGTCCGTACAGCTTTCACATTTGCTGTCGGAGCAAAGTTCTGAGATTTCGTCAGCGTTGGTGATTTCACTTCCGCTGGTTCGAGTCTGCGCGCAAACCGATGTACATTGGCTGAGGCGTTCACGCATCTATGGATGCGTGGGACGTCAGGCAAAACAGAACCGCCCCCCTGGCTGGGAGGCGGCCTGTCCACACGGGCGCCGGGCTGTGAACTAGTGGTGTGCCGCCAACTGGATGGCTAGATCCAGAAGGCTGGTGACGAAGCACCAGAAGTTCCAGTCCGGTTGTTCGTTTCCGTCCATGATCACCTCTTGTGCGGCCTCGGGACCCATGGTCCGGAGTGGGCCGCTTCCTCCGGGCCGCGGCACCGGGGGACAACGATGAACAGGCAGAGTACGAACACCCACGGAGAGTCTACGTCCTCCGGAAGGGTCCCCTGGACCTCCGCAGCCCGAAAACCGGTGAACCCCCCGATCCCACGGGGTTCTTGGGGCTCAGGCATCCCAACTGTCACCCGTTCAGGTGATTTGGAATCAGACTTTTCGGGCAGGGCGTCCGCTCGTCCCGCACCGGCCAGGGGAACCCCAAACGATCCCACCCGTACCCTGATCACAAGGCGCGGGGCCTGCCGCTGGGCAGGGACGTCTGTCGTAAGGGAGTAGCGGTGGGCCTGCGCGAGGTCGTCATACACGCCTGGTCATGGCTGAACTACAAGCCCGTCTACTCCGGCACCCACCACGCCGACGGCCCCGGCATGCCCAACCGCAGGGCGTTTCCCGAGGCCAACGCCATGTGGGTCCCGGAGGAAGACCAGAAGCGTCTCGCCGCGTACAAACTGCTCGCCGCCTACGACCAGAACCAGGCCTTCGAACTCGCCGAGGCCGCCGGCGACCTCCACGCCCGCGAGAAACGCGAGTTCGGTGACCCCTCCATGTTCATCGACACCGTGATGTCCCACGTCCTCGGCCGTGAGCAGACCATCACCGTCCAGGGAGCCGAGACAGACGCCGAGCAACCCACCGCCGAAGAGATCATGGCCGCCCGGATCCAGGAGCTGCTGCGCGACTGGGCGGAAGACGAGCAGCTGCCCATGCGGATCCAGCAGTGCGAACGCAAGTCCGTCTCCCTCGGTGACGGCGTCTACCGTCTCGCCTGGGACCCCGGCCGGATGCGGCCCACCGTCCGCGTCCACGACCCCGGCTTCTACTTCCCCGTCCTGCCCGAGGACGGCGACGCCGGCGACTACCCCACCCGCGTCCACTTCGCGTGGGAACTCCCAGCAGACCCCCGCCGCGGCACCAAGGCCCGCCTGCGGCGCATCACCTACGAACTGGACTGGATCCAGCCCGCCACCGCCTCCGGGGTAGACGAGACCGGCCGGCGCGCGGTTCGTGCACCGCTTCCCCCGGCCGAACCCGACCCGGACCAGCCCGACGCCGAAGTCCCCCCAGCACTCACCGCCGGCGACCTGTACCACCCGGACACCGGCGCGATCTCCCGCCAGTACCCGTGGAACGACACCCCGTCGTACGTCACCTGCTACCTCACCGACGCCACCTGGATCCTCGAAGACATCAAGGGCACCCCCGACGTCGACTCCCTGCCGCTCGAGAACGCGACGTTCGCAACCCGCAGCGACGGCGAAGTCCTCGACCACCTCGACCTGCTCATCGACTTCGTGCCGGTCGTCCACGTACCCAACACCGTCCCCCCGGCCGAGGAGCACTGGGGGCAGAGCAGCCTGGCGAAGGTCTTGCAGGTATTCGACGAACTCGCCTCCAGCGACACCGACTCCGCGAAGGCCTCCGCCACCACCGGCTCCCCCCTCATCGCCCTGTGGGGCAAGGCCGCCGGCTCCAGCATGGACGTCCACGAAGTCACCCCCGGCCTCATGCTCAAACTCGGCGAGGGCGGCGGCATGACCGCCCTGGACACCAGCCGGAACCTTGCCGAACTCCGCGCCCACATCGAGATGCTCGAAGGCCGCGCCGCGAAGATCGCCCGCCTTCCCGCAGTCGCCCTCGGCACGCTCGACCCGTCCAAGGCACCCTCCGGATACGCCATGGACGTCTCCCTCGGCCCCCTCGACGCCCTCATCGCCTCCATGCGTCTGGCCCGCGACCACAAGTACGCGCTGCTGCTGAAGTTCGCGCAGCGCTTGTTCATCGCCGGCCAGCACCCCGACTGGGCCGGCATCACCCCGCTCCCGGCCAAGCTGGCGTTCGGCTCCTACAAGCCCACCGACAAGCAGGGCCAGCTCACCCTCGTCGCCCAGGGCGTGGAAAAGGGCGTCCTGTCGCTGGAGACGGGACTGAAGATGCTCATCGAGGCGGGCTTCCCCATTGACGACGCGGCCGACGAAATCGAACGGATCCAGTCCCGCCAGTTCGACAAGGCCCGCCTCCTCGCGGACGCCACCGGTGACACCCAGCTAGTCGGTGACTTCCTCGGCGTAAGCGTCACCGGCCC